TATACAATATGAATTATCGTATTGTTTATTGATATAAACGTATTGTATTTGTTTTGAAAGTTTAGTTTCAAGCCATTTTTTACAAGTTTCAATCTTCATAGTTACTCCAATTCTTTTAATCTGTCGTCTAACATTCCTAAATAGTCGCAACCCCCACCAATAAAAGGGCAACTATCTTTTTTATCTGTTTTGCAGTTCGCATCAATGAAATTGCAAATATCCTGATATGTTCCGAAATCCAAAATGTCGTTAAAGTTTTTGCATCTGCACATTTTTATACTCCTATATTGTTATTAGTACGTCTTTTAATGATTTTAAATAGTTGATTTTTGAGGTCAAAAGGCTTTCTATTTTGTCATTTAAGTAAATCTCATTGCCATTTTTACAATATTGAAAGTTTGATGTCTTTTCGATTTCATTTTTAAGAGATTTCAAAATGTCTTTTATCTTTTTATTTCGTTGTTTTTGTTCTTCTTGTAATGGTTTTTTAATGTTTGCAAGGTCTATTACAATGTCAGCATAGTTGTAATAATCTTCGCTTGATACATCTTCGCAAGTGTTTAATTCCAAAATATCAAAAGTGTAATTTTGCCCTGCATCAACAATGTAAACCTCGCCACAATCTTCAATATCATCTAAAAATTTTTTTAATCCTATTACTTGCATTTTATTTATTCCTTTCTTGTACTGTTCTCGCAATTCCGTAGCCGTTAGCCTCAAAGAGTGTTACTGCATCATTCAAGGTTTTAGCCTTAAAATTTTCGTTGTAAGTATCTTCTTCTTTGAATGTTTCGTGGTAAAACTCGTTTGTGTCTTGGATTAATTCTTTTAGGTTTGCGTACGTTTCCACGAGTTCATTACCATTGATAAAGTCATATCTTATATAAGTAGCCATTTTGCCCCCCTATAAATCAATCCTGAAAGCGATATAGTCAATGGATTTATTAACTAAGCCCTCATATTGCTCATTAGTTAAGAAATTTTTAAGGCTTGCTATATCTTCACCCTCGCTGATGCGTTTTTCAACTTCGTCAATAGTTGCTAGGTCGCACCAATTATCAGTATCAAAAGGGTCTAAACCGGTTGCATTGTTTATTCTTTCCATATCATCAGGGTCAAGCAAAACCTGTACAACTCTGTAAATATATGGTTCGTTAAAGGTGCTAATAGTTTTGTAGCCTTTAAAAATTTTCTCGATTTCGTGAGGTTCAAAATCCTTTTCAAATTCTGAAATAATATAGTTTTTAAGGAATTGAGGACACTCACTTTTTACCATTTCAAACAAGTTTAAAAATGCTCGTGGGTGGTCTGTATTGAAGTTTTGGAAATATTCAGTTTGTAATGCGTCTATTGATTGTTTATGAAGTAAAAAATTTGTTTCTTTAGTCATTGTTATACCCTTTCTGCTATTGTTTTTGCTAATCTTTTGTATCTATCACCTCTGTAACTTTGCCAACAACCGTTGTATCTTGACCAACGAAAGCCTGAATGTTTTAAAGTGTTTCTGATTTCTTCGCTAGGTATATCTGGGAAAAATAGTTGTAATCGGTTAGCATCAATATTGTCAATTATCTTTACACCGTTTACTTCAACCTCTGTTGTTGTTTCGTTTTCTTTCATTTCAAGTTCAATAATGCGTTCTTTAACTCGTTTGATATTAGCATTGTTATTCTGTAATGCATAAGCAGGAAACCCAATACGACCACAAAAATCAGGTTCAAGGGCTTTTTGTGCCGTTTCTTTCGATACTCCAAGTTTTAAAATTTCTTCAATCTTTTCAGCATCTGTGCTTTTCTTATTTTTTACAATTTTGTTTATTGCTTTCATTAGATTTTGGTTATTTGTTAGTTTTTCAAGTTTTTCTCTTAAAAGTTTTAATGCATCAGGATTGTCTGAACTTATGGAGTTATTATTTTCTGCTGATATGGCTTTTTGTTCATAATATTTTGCTTTGTCCATAGCCATAAAACCTTGTTCAAAAGTCTTTGTGATTTTATTTCTAAAGGCTCTATCTCTTTTTTCTGAATGATGCCCTACTATGATTGGTTGACCGAATGGAATACACTCAGATAATTTTTCAGCCCTTTCGATTTTTGCCGTTGCCAATGCTTGATTTTTTTCTGCTAATTCTTTGTAGCGATTAATTCTTGCTTGTTTTCTTTCTTGATAATTGTTTGTCATTTTTAATCCTTTCTAAAATCTTTCTTCTTTTGATATTTCAAAATCTTTTTTAATATCGTAGGTATTTCCGTCTTTTAAATCCTGATAATCACACAAGAGTTTAAATGCGTGTTTAAAATCATCAGTTCTTATAAAAGGTTTACCGTTTGATGTAATGTAATAAATCATTTTGACCTTTCCTTATAATAAATCTGTCCACTCTTTACGGTTTTTATATCCTAACCAATCGGCAATGATTGCTTGAATAAGTCTTATAGTGTAATCAATAGGATAGTTCTTAGGTGATTTTTCTGCCTTTTGTCTGATTGTTTCAATCCTTTTTAGTAAATCAATACCTGTGTACATATTAGTTTCCTTTCTTGTTTCGTTTTGTTGTCGTTTGTTGATACTTCCATTATGCACGATATTTGAAAAATTGCAAGTGCATAAAATCAAAAAGATTTTATCGTTTTACCTTAAATCTGCATTATTATTGATAAAATTCAAGTTTACATTTGTTTACAAAATCAACTAAATGAATGACGTTTGATTATCATTTGTTTAACATTTGTTATATAGATGTAAATACATTGTAAATAAAATGACAATTTTAGAGAAAAATCGGTTATAATATATATGTAATTTGCTTGCACAACAGAAGTATTTTAAAGCCGTAGGGATACGGACGTGGGAACGTAAGAAAATGAACTGACAAGCGATAAATTACAGGGATAACTGTATTTATAGAGGTGCTTGATGCGTTTTGAACATTGTTCAAATAAGTTTAAACCGTATGATATATGGTATTTATATGATAATAAAGGATTTTATGAACGTTGTTTATATTTAGGACGTTGTCCTATTTGCAAAAAAGACATAGCCGAGTTAAGAGAACGTAGAAAATCGGACGATAAACTATTTAAACAGTTAGTAATAGGCAAAGACAAGGTTAAACATCTTGCAGACTTAAATAAAAATTCTATTAACTATTCAGCATCTGACATCAGAATAAAAAATAGTGTAAAGATTTCAATGCCTCGTACAATTCGCTATGGTGAAAATAAATTAATCAAAAGAGGCGATAAAACAATTTTAAGACAAAATGCCGTTAGTTGGATTAATGGCAGAAAAGAAAATATAAAAGACATTAACTTATAGATTGAGATTTGTGGAATTAGGCACAGCCTTTCGGATTGATTGTGAAATAAACAGGGGAGTAATCCCCTATTTTTTTATGCAAATTTCAAAAGTAAAAAGATTTAAAGGTTTAAGATGTATGGCAAAGAAAAAAACTAAATCTAAAATAGATTGGATAAAGATTAAAAATGATTATGTCTTTAACAATTTAACCATAAGAGAATTAGTTAAAAAATACGGTGTTGCTCAATCATCAATAGGAACTCATTGTAGTAAGGAAAATTGGGAAAAAACAAGGCAGGAAGAAAGAAACAAAATTGAAACAGAAACTGCTCAAAAAATCCGTGATAGAGAAATTGCACGAAGAGTTGCTAAAAATGAGGAACACATAAGACTTTATGATGACGGCTTAGATGTTGTTAAAAGCTTATTAAGAGTTTATCAAGAGCAAGCATCTGAACTTAAAAGACGTGGAAACGTAAACCCTTTTAATTTAGAAAAGATTTTTTCTTGCATTGAAAAGGCTCAAAAGGGTCAAAGACTAGCATTAAACATTGATAAAGAAGAAATTACAGAAAAAGAACCTCAAGTATTCGTGGTTAATAATCTTGATTTAGATAAGATTTAAAAATGCTAGCATTTTATATGATTTTTACGAGGGTAATACTAGCAAATGGAAGTTAAGAAATTAGTCCGTATATCAGACGGACAAAGCAAAATGCTTGATTTTATAAAAAAAGAGTTAGATATTTCAGAAAATGCCATTTTTAAATTGGCATTAATTAAACTTTATAAGGAGTTAAAAAATGGTTGAAAAAGCATCAGAGCCAAAAACTAAAAAGAAAAAATATGAAGATTGGGAAGTAAGAAGTGCCTTAGATGATTTAGAAAGGGCTGAACGAGTAAAAGAAAACCCTGAACTTATGAAACTTGTTGAAAAACAAGCAAAAAAGAAAATCGCAGACTTAAAAAGAATAAAATGGACTAAATAAAATGAGTTTTGAATACATTGTAGAAAAAGAAAATAAAACTGTTAAATTGAGCGAGGAAGAATGTAAAAACCTTGCTCAATCTATTCGTGTTGATTTTGAAACCTACAACGCAGGCAGAACAGAGAATTTAAACAAAGCAAAGGCTTTAATAGATGAAATCTTTTTTAGAACAGACCTAAAAAAAGAAAAAGACAAGAATAAAAAATGGAAAATGAAAGTCAAAATGTGTAAAACATTTATGTATTATCAAACTTTAAAGGCTTTCATTTGGAAAAACGTTTATAGCAATATGAACTCAATGTTTGATGTGTCAGGCGAAAATCAAGAGGCTGATAGTGCATCAAACAAACAAAAAGCAATGTTAGTTGATATTTTTGAAAAAATGGAATATCAGAAAACTATTGACAAAATCATAGATTACGCATTGTTTTATGGTGAATTGATTTCATATACTGCTTGGAAAAAGAAAGAGGAAGAATACAGACGACCTATCGACTTCTTTAAACAATTATACGCACAGGATTTAACAAAATTACCTAAAATCATTGATGCAATGGCTAAAGGTAAAAAATACTACATTGATACAAGGGAAGTTTATAATAATCCTTATATCTATGATGTGAACCCTGCTGATTTGGTTTTTGATGTTACACAAGCCGATAATTGGGATTGTTGCCCTAAGATTTACAAGACTTGGAAAACTGCTGACGAAATCCTAAACAATAAACTTTATAAAGTATCTAAATCAGATGCAACGGCAATTAAAGAACTTGTAAAAAATAGAAAAGTTGATAGTGGCGAACAATCAGACCAAACAGACGACAGACTTATTGACGAAACTGTAAACGGTCAAACTATCGAAGTATTAGATCATTGGGGCGATTTAAGATTACCAAACGGAACTGTACTAAAAAACTATCACGCAGTATCGGTAGCAGGTAAATACCTTGTTAGGTTTAGCAAGAATGAAATGACAATCAACCCATTTACGCACGGAAACCTATTAAAAGACCCTCAAACAGGTAGGGGATTAAGTCCTTTAATTTCTGTATTAGAACTTGCAAAAACGCAAGAGGGGTTAATGAATAAAACCTACGATATGCAGACTTTAAATGAAAATCCGCCTTTATTTGCACCAGAGGGATTTTTTGAAGAAGATGAGGTTGAATTATATCCTGGAAAAATTATTGAGTTTGACCCCTCAATGGAAAATCCAAACTCAATTAAACCAATGCAATTTACATCAAACATCTTCTTGTCAGATGTTGCTTTTTTGTCTGACCTGATGAGTGAAGTTTCGGGCATTTTCCCTAATATGTTAGGAAGTGCAGAGGAAAAAGCAAAAACGGCGACAGAAATTAATATTAAATCACAAGGTCAATCAACAAGACTTTCAATGATTTTGGATATTATTTACCAGTATTTAATTGTACCTGATGTAAAGAATGTTGCTAAACTATGTGCAGGTTTCAAATCAGGCATTGAAACATTGTTTATCAATAAGGATAACAAAAAAGAAGTTATACAGATTGATGATGCAATAAGACAAGCCGATTATAAATACACTTATGCTGATAGAAGTGCAATCGCTGAAAGAGTGGATATTGCAACTCAAACAGTAACGGCAATTAGAGAGTTTGCTCAATATTTGCCGATAGATGCGAAAGAGTTATTTATTTGGTTTATGGAACAAAAGGGAGTTGAAAACCCTGAAAGATTTATAAAACAAGTAGATGAAATTCCTATCGAGGTTCAGCAGTTGCTAATTCAAGACCCTAAAGTACAAATGTTAATCAAAGGTTTTGAAGAACAAAAGACACAACTAGACGGAAATAAACAAGCACAAACACAACCTGCCACACCTACAACGACAGGTTTTTAGTTAGGAATTTAGATTAATGGATAATAAAGAACTTTTAACCGAGTGTAAAAACTTGGTCTATTCGGCTGAATACAAACGTATCAGAGAATTACAGTTAAACAGAATTGTAGAATTATCAATCGGCAACATTGAGCCATTGGAACTTAAAGGAATGTTGAGAAACATTGCCGAAACGGACAAATGGGCAGGTAGATTTGATAAAGAAAAAAAGAAAGATAAGGAGTAATTAAAGTATGGCAATGGGTATGAGTAACACTTCTACGACTACAACCGTAGAAAACGAAAATCAAGTGAATAATTTGGCAGGAGTTGGCAATCAAGAGCCGTCAAACAATGACGATAACTCTATTTTAGATGCAATTTCTAACGAACTCACAGACGACAACGATACGGCAGTTAAGCAAGATGATGTAAATGATGATGTCAATGACAATGCAGACGACAACGACAAGCAAGAGGACGACATCATTGAAGATGATGATGCAGAGGTTGAAATTCCTGAAAAGTTTAAAACTAAAGACGGTAACTTAAACCTTAAAGCATTATCAAAATACATCAAAGATAGTGAAACTTATAACACTCAATTAAGTCAACAAAAGGCAGAACTTGAAAAGCAACAAGAAGAACTAAAGTCAAAGGTTGAACTTGCTGAATGCCTTGAAAAACAACAAGATGAAATGGCTAAAAAGTTCGGTTTTCAAGATTTTTCAGCAATGCAAAAGCGACAACAAGAAATCCAATACAACAACCAATTAGCACAATATTGTTCTAATTGCTATATGGATTATGTTTCACTTTGCGAAAATCCTAATGATGTAAAGGATTTATTGATGAGATATTCTCAAAATCCTACAAAAGAGTTAGGCGATTTAATCGGTGAGGAATTTCCACCTGAAGTACACATTCAAGTTGGCGAAAAGATTGCAGAGTTTAAAAATCAACTTGCAATATATCATCAACAACAAGAGCGAATTAAAAATGAGGCACTTGCAATATATCATCAACAACAAGAGCGAATTAAAAATGAGGCACTTGCAAAAGAACATATCAACAACGTTGTAAGTAATTATGGTGAATGGTTCAAGAATAAAGAGTTTGCGCAAGTTTATGCCCTAGCATTTCAATATCTTGGTACGGATTTAGACCCTACAAAGATGTTTCCTGCTATGCAACAACTTAAAGACAGTTGGATTAGAGAGTATCAAGCAAGTTTAGATGCTAAAAAGCAAAACGACAATGATATTGATACATTACAAAATCTAAGCCCAAATGGGAAAGCCGTACAAACACAACCCAAAATTGTGGATATGGACAAGTTAAGTCCTGCTGAACTGGATAAGGCAGTAGGTCAATTAGTATAGGTAAAAACATAACATAAGGAGTTAAAAATATGTCAGTAAAAAATTTGATTATTTCAACATTTTCACAAGTTTTTAATAAATATTTTTATGATAACTTGGTAATCGGTCAATTAGCACACACAGAATTAAAAGACGGTGTTAATAAAGGTGATGAAGTCGATATTATTATGCCTGGTGTCGTTACGTTAAACGATTATGACGGTGGCGACATTGGTGATGCTGAAAAAGTTGACAATTCAGTAGTAAAAGTTAAGTTTGACAAAGGTCATTATGTTCATTTTAGAGTTGATGCCGTTGTTGAAAAACAAATTGAAAACGCACCTGATTTAAAACAAAAGGTTGCAATCGCAAAAGAATATTCAGATGATGCAGTTAAACAATACGCATCAGCATTGGATAAAAAATATGGTTTGTTATACACAAGAGCAGGTCATATCGTAGATAACGCAGGTTCACCAATCACCTTGACTGCATCTAACGCAAAACAAGTATTTGCGTTAATGGCAACAAAGTTTCAAAGAGGTGATAATAAAGGTCATAATGCGTGGATTCCAAATAAGATGTTGGCAGTTATCCCACCTGAATATGAATTTGTGTTAGGTCAATTAGACGATTTAAAATACACAGAAAGTGGGCAAAAGAAAGTAGTAAACGGCTTTATTGGTCGTTTATGTGGTTGGGATATTGTTGTATCTAACAATATTGCATCAACAACATCAGGTGGCACAACAACTTATTACCCATTATTCGGTGTAAAAGGTAAAACATTGGCAGGTGGTGCATCTAAAAACTTGTCATTGCAATCTTATGTTCCTGATAAATCTTTCGACACTTGTTACAAAGGTTGGGGATATATGGGTGCAGGTGCACCGAGAGCCGATTTATTCGGTTGTGCAAAAGTTAATATTGCAACAACAATTTCATAGTTTAAGGGGCTTTAAGCCCCTTGCTATAACAAGTTATTAGATAAATATAAGGAGTAAAAATAATGGCAAGAGATACAATAGATGTTCAAAATCCTGTACTTGATAATTCGGAATCAGTCGGAACAGTTAAAGTAACAAAAACAACAGTAACGCAGGCAAATGGTATTACAGTTAAAAAAGCATTTAACAATAAAAATAATACCTTGTTTATTCACGTTGACACTACTGCAACTTCCGATAGTTCTTTAACTATTAAGGCAGGCGACACATATCCTAACGCAATGTTAGGCGATTTAACAGTCGCTTTGACAAAATCAGCAGAAACAGTTTTACAAATTCAAGATCCGTCAAGATTTGAAAACAAAGACGGCTCTGTAAACATTGATTTTGCATCAGGTTTTGCAGGCACAATTTATGCAGTTGCAAAACGTGCAGGTTTAAAACCGGTTGCATAATTTAAGAGGGCAGAAATGCCCTCTTTTCTAGTATTAGTATTAAGTTTAAGATGAGGTTTAAAAATGAAAATTAAATATTTACCGACAGGAAACATTTTTGATTTACCGGAAGAAGAATGTAAAAGAATTTGGACAGAAAGCCTATTTAATTATGAGGTTTTAGACGGTGCTTTTAATGCACCTGCCGAAAAAGAAAAATCAACGGTTGCTAAAAAGGTTTTGGCTGAAACAGAAAATGACAAAACAAAGCCAAATAAAAATATGAATTTTGAGCAACTTAAAGAAATTGCACTTAAAAAGGATATTCCTGAAACAATGTTAGTTGCCGAAAATGGCAAAAACATTACAAAGGCTGAATTATTGAAATTAATTGATGAATATGAGCCTGAAACAGAAAATGACAAAACAACAACTAATGATGAGGAATAAAAGATGTCGTTAAATCTTCTTGATATATATAACGAGGTAGCAGGTCAGGCTTGGTCTATGTTTGACGGCGAAATTGAAAGCCAAGACGAGTTTGAAAGTTCTCTAAAATCTTCAATACAAAAGGCTTTAAGTGATATATGGTGTTCATATCCTTTCCCTTTTACGTTAAGAGAGGCTGAAATTAAGACAGTTGCCGGACAAAAAGCCTATGACAATGTAAACGGCAATATTATCAAGAAAAAGGTTGACGGCGATAAAATTTATATGGTTCGCCTTAAAGGTGGAACATACCTTGAAATTGTAGAAGATTATGGGGTGCTTGATGATAAAACAGGCACTCCAAGTCATTTCTATATCAAAAATGACAGAATTTGTTTATATCCAATCCCTGATGATGAATATACTATTGAAATTGATTATCAGACATTGCAAATGGGTAAGAATAAAAAAGATGAGCCAATTTTTGAATTGAGCGAAGATACCGACATTGTCGATATTCCTGAAAAATATGAGAAAGTTTTTAAAAACGCACTTATAACATTATCAATGGTTTATGGTATTGCTGACGATACAGACGAAAACTATTCAAGTTATAAAAGACAATACCAAAGAGCCTATAAGATTTTGTTGAAGTTTACAAAGGGTATTAATAAAGAAAATAGGATTACTTGGTAATGACTAGCAGAAAAACTCAACTAATTTGTAATAAATTCGCAGGTATTAGAACAAAAAATGCAACATTTTCAGAAAGTGTTATATCTGCATCAGATTTGCAAAATGTTGAATTGTACCATACCGGAATGAATAAAGGTATAGGAATAAGAACTACAAAGGGTAATGTGTCAATTTGTGATACTCTTGCAGGTTCTGAAAGAATAGTAAACACATTCAAAAGTATTCAACAAAACAATACTTATTTCTTTGTGCATACGGAATCAGAAACACAAGGAAAAATTTATTTATATAACTTAAACAAAAACACACTTACATTAAAGAAATCAGGTCTTACTGTTACAGGTGTTTCAAACGGTGTAGATTTTGCACAAGGTTGGTCGGATTTATTTGTATTTTCTAATGGTGTAGAGTTTTTAACCATTGAAATAGGTGCAAAAAATGAAGATGATGAGCCTGCCGAAGTTAAAATAATTAATGATGTTGACACAGAGGGCAGAACTGTAAAAGGGCTTGGTTTAGTAGTTTACAACGGAAGAATTTGGATTTTTGACGGAAATATTTTAAGATATTGCGTACAGAATAATATTTACGATTGGCACACTTCTGATGCAACAGTTTCAACATCAGCAGGATTTATCGAATATACAAAAATAATTACTGCTATTTATATGTATTTGGATAGTGTTGCCATTTTCTTTAAAGACAGTTCAGTACAATTAAAAGGCACTTATCCATATCAGCAAGGTGAGGAAAGTCCTGGTGGTTGTGCAGGTGTTCACGCAAGAGTTTTTCACGGCACAGAATTATACTTTTATGATGATACCAAAAAAGGTATTTTCTCATTTTCCCAAATTGTTTTAGGTGATAAAACACTTGGAAAAAATATCGCAGAAGAAATCCAAAACGAACTAATGAACATTGATAGTTCAAGATTGAATGAAGTTAGAGCCATATCCGTTATTCTTTCTGACAGAAATGAGTTATGGTGGATATTACCGACAACAGACCCTGACTATTCAACAATTATGATTTACGATTATCTAAAAGGTGAATGGATAAAAAGAAAATCCCAAAAAATTAATTGTGCAATGGTTTTTGAGGGCAAGTTGTATTCGGGTTCAGAGGGTGGAAAAATTCTCAATGAATACAATTCAAATACCTTTGACGGTCAATACATTCAACATTATTATAACTGCTCGCCTATGAATTTAGGTGCAAATAACACATTGAAAGTTTTGCACTTACCGCCTCGTGTTTCTTACGATTTACCGTATATAAACACATTCAAGGTTAAGTACATTAAAAACTTTGATACATTTAAAAAACCAAAAATAAAACTCATAAAAGCAAAATTTAAAAATTTCTTGATTTGGGGTGAGGGATATTGGGGTGTCAATTATTGGGCAAGCAAAGCCACTAACACGATAGGGAAATTTCCTACGGCGACATTTAAAATTATTCAAATTCATTTATATACAGAAAATGCACAACAAAATTTTGCAATTAAGAACATAGAATTTAGTAAAATCAAAATCAAACAGGTGTAAAATGGAAATTTATTGCCAAAATCACCCAAAATTTAACTATAATCAAGCAAAAGAAATGTATTTAAAATATGCTGATACGATTGAGGATAGTAAAAATTTTGATGAAGTCTTAGAAAATACACATTTTTATAGTTTTTTTGTCGGTGGAAAGTTTATAGGTTGTATATATTTTTACCTGATTGGTAAAAAGGTGTTTGTAAATGCATTTGCAGACAGAAAAACGCACAACATAAATATTGAGTGCTTTAAAAAGGCACTTTCTTTTTATTCTTGCGATATTTATGCAAGAAGTAAACAGAAAACGGCTATTTATTGCATTTTAAAATGTGGATTTAGAAAAATTGGAAATAATTTATACAAATTGAAAAGGAGTTAAAATATGGGTGGAAAAAGTAAAGCCCCTGCATTTCAATCAACAACATCAACAAGTCCTTACGCAACTGCCACATCTACATCAAACGGCACTAACGTAAAACTTAATGATTTTCTTACAAATACAAATGCTTGGGTAGAAAAAACAATGCCTGGATTATACAATCAGTTGATTAATCCTAGTCTTGATAACCCTGTAACAAAAGCAAAATCAAACTTGTTTAATGATGCTTTTAAAGAATCTAGCAAGGTAGCATTTGAAAACAATTTGATTAATCCATTATCTGATAGAAATATGATGCGTTCTTCTGCATCTACTGATATGTACAATAATTTTGCGAAAGACCAAAATGACACAATTTCATCATTTAACAATCAGTTGATTGCAGATAATACACAAGACACATCAAATTTAATTAATCAGTTGATGAATATTTATATGCTAGGTGCTAATTTGGGTAATCAAGCCGTTTCAACTGCTCAAAAACAATCAAATCAAGTTAGCAACTATCAACTAGGTGCATATCAAGCCGAAAGTGCAAATAACAACCAAATGTGGGGCAATATGACAAACTTAGGAAGTTCGGCGATTGCGGCGGCCGGAACTGCAGCGGTTGCGTTATAGAATTAGGGGAAAGTATGATGAATAAAGCAAAAGTAGAATCAGCATTAAGAATTATTAGAGAAAATTTAGCATTAGCACAAAAACCAGTTGTTTGGAGTTCTTTTGGAAAAGACAGTATTGTGTTAATAGATTTGATTTCAAAAATCAACAAAGATATTCCTATATTATTTCAAAAAGAGTTTGCGTGTCCTGAAAAATACACACACGCAAACAGAGTTATTGAAAAATATGGTTTGAATGTATATAGTTTTCCGCCAATGAACACGGCAGTACAGTATCATACATATAAAGACGGAAGTTTTGAATGGGAAATACAAAATTATTACTCATATAAAGGTCGTAATTTTACTATTCCGACAGGAATTGTAGATAATCCAAAATCAGACTTATGTTGCCTTGAAAGGATTTACAGAAAACCTTTTGCAATAGTTGATTATATGTGGGATATGCAATTTATAGGGCATAAAGATTGCGACACAGATGCCTTTTATGAAACTTGCAAATTAGATGATTATGTTTATAAAAAAGACAATCTTCCTACTTGCATATTTCCTCTAAAGGATTGGTCTGATAAAGATATTTGGGATTATATTGACGAAAACAACCTTGATTACAACGAAAAAAGATATGTGAGAAAAGGTGAAAATTGGCGAGGTCAATTTAAAGACACAAAATACAATCCTGATTATTTTGAATGTTGCCTAGAATGTATGAAATTCACAAACAAGGGCAAAGAAGTTTTTTGCCCAAAATTAAATAAAAAAATTATGAGCATTGCCGATAAAATTAGATACGACAATGCCCCAGAAGTAGAATATTTTAATAACGAGGGTAAATAATGTTTGATTTTTTAAAAAATTTAGTAAATAGTAATCCTATTGTTACTCCAAACGCACAACGACAACAGGCAAATATAAACGCAATGAACGCAGTAAGCGACTTTCAAAACTATTTAAAAGGAAATCTAACTACAAACGATTTTTCTCAACCTAGTCTTGATATGATTAATAAAATTGGTGCTGATAAAGTTGCAGAGGGGGTAGGACAAGGATTAAACAATGGTATTCCTGAAATTGCTAGTTGGATAGACCAATATAATAATGGTGTTGGCAGAAATAATCCTTTAGGGGTTCAACAACAAGCACCGGCACAGGCTCAAAATCCTATTTTGACAGGAAATGCAAGTCAACAAGCCGACCCTAAAACAAATTTGATGAACGCATTAAGTTCATTAAAAGCAGGATATGACGAAAATGTAAGCACTAAATTTGACCCTAAAAATCTATTTAATAATCAAATTGCAACGCAGGTAGAAAGCCCTAGTCAAGATTTGGTTAATTATCAAAATACACTAAGACAAAAAAGCATTGATGAAAACATTATCAATGCAGTTGCACAAGGCAAAAATAGTGGAAATAAAGATATTGCAAATTGGATTTCTCAAAACCCTGATGCCTTAAAACCTGTAATGCAAACTCAATACAAAGACAAAAATATTATGAATAGAATTGGTGAGGGTTTGGGTACAGTTATGAGATTTGCTGACAGTCCTTTAGGTAAAGGTTTAATTGTTGGTGGTCTTGTAGGTGCAACTGGTGGCAATCCTGCTCAAATGTTAGGATATGGTATCAAAACAGGTGCAAAGGCACAAAATGTACAAATGAGAAACCAATTATATCGACAAAAATTGAAATCGTTAGGATATACAGACCAAGACCTTGAAAAAATTAAAGGTTATATCGGTGGTGATGAATATAAAACTATTTCTGACGGAATGTATAAACAAGGTATGTTGGATTATAGAGATATGTTATTGCAAAACCAAAAAGATAAACTACAAGCCGATATTGACTATAAAAATAATAGTTTAGCAATTAAAAAAGGTATGCTTGGAGTTGCTCAACAAAATGCAAACACTAGCAAACGAAAAGCAGATGCCTATATTGCATTAGCAAAAAATGGTGGGGCAAGTGGAAAACCGCCAGGTGCAAAAGGTAGTGGGGGTAAAAATCCAATGTACGGAAAGCAATTAGCAGAATATAACCAAATTTTGCAGTCAGGTGATAAAAATAAAATAATGTATGCAAGAAATAAATTTATGGAAATTTATGGTGAAGATCCTGACAAATCACTTAAACAAGATAATGACATATTACAATTAATTGAGGCACTAGGTAATGAGTAGTCTATTAGACGGATATAATGAAAAAGTAATATATAAAGAAAATATCAATGCAGAAAGTAGCCTTTTAGACGGTTATAAAGAACCTGCAAATGATATACCTGTAAATAATGAGCCACAAGTAGGGTTAATCCCTATGGCTCAAAGACTTGGTACAGGTGCTATTCAAGGGATAAAAAATATCCCTAATGCTCTTGTTGATTTTGCAAACCAAAGTGTGCAAGCAGGAAAACAAGAGTTTCAAAAGGGATATAACCCTATTGAGGCAGTTGGGGCAGGTACATTGGGTGCTATTCAAGGTGCAGGAAACTTACTAGAGGGTGTTTGGAATTTACCAGGCGACTTAATAAATACTTATTACGGTCAAGAAAAGGTAAAACCTACACAACCTCTTACACAAGGTATTCCTAATTTGATAGGCAAAACTGAATATGGTAAAAACTACCTTTCAGGTGTTCAGGATTTACAAGAAAAATACCCTTTAACAAGTCTTTTAACACAAGAAATTGGCGAGGAACTTCCTGCAATGGTTGCAGGTGCAACATTGGCTAAATATGGTGTAAAAGCAGGCAAATTAGCAAAAACGGCTGACAAAATTAGTGATGTTGGCTATGGTAAACTTGCCGGAAGTTCGGCATTAAGTGGACTTGGCGAGGGTTTTATTGTTGACCCTGCACAAGGGCAAACTATGACCCCTAACGAAAGACTTACAGGACGTTTTACAAATGCGTATAGTGGTGCAGTTATAGCACCTGCATTGAACGTAGGAATGAAAGCCGGTGTTGACATTGCCCCAAAAGCAGTTGATATGGGTGCAAAAGTTTTAAATAATGGGGTAGATGCCGTTAAGTCGGTTTCTGCTCAAATTGTCAAATCTTTTGATGATACAATCAACACTCCGACATCTTTTGACAAATTGAGAGAAATTAATAAAACCGTAGGTGATAGAGTTTCGCCTGCGGTAATTTCTAATGCAAGAATTAGAGATTTGAACAATGATTTAAAGAATTACGCAAATTTGCTTGAAACTATGCAATCAGGCGAATATTACGGACAAAGACTAGATGATACACAATTAAAAGCCGTAAAAAGACATATTTATAAATTAGAAGATAGTTTTAAATCTCAAAATGATTTTATTAATCAAAATATTAATAAGTTAGATTTAGATACACTTGCAGAAGTTCAATCAAATTTACAAGGAAGATACGAGGCAACACAAATTCAAGACGGATATAACGTTTATGGTGTACCTGTTTCTAAATCTGAAATTGATAAATTTAATTCAAAATACGATTCTTTCAATACACAACAAATGCTTGATAGAATTGCAGAAGAACAACGTGCAAGACTTGAAAAATATAAACAAAAACTTATTGACGAGGGAAAAATAAAAACTCCTATTGTTGATGATGTGCCTGAAAGCCTTTTAGACGGATATAATGAAACCGTAGGTGATAATATACCTAAAGTCGAAAATGAGAGCATTAAAAACTATACAGAGATTAAGCCTGAAAACATAAGCCCTGAAAGCATTTCAAGCAATAACATTGTCAAAAACAATGGGAACGAAATAGATTTAAGCAAATATGACAACATTGGCACGTTTAAAACTTGGGAAGATGCGATTACAAATGTTCAATCTGATTTAAAAACTCAAAAGCAAGGTAAAAGAAAAATTGTACAAAATGCAGACGGCACATATACAATATTAAAAGAAAAAGAACTTACAACATCAGTAAAAGCACAAGAAAGCCTTGATATTAAAAAAGCCGAATATACTAACAAGCACGGCGAAACAAAAGAAATTGAGTATGTTGAAACTCCGCCAAAAGGTTGGGTGGAAAATAAAGGTGCAACAACTGCACCAAATGGATATACTTGGTATCATAACGGCGAAAGCATTACAAGCGGTAAACGCAAAAGTATTTTAGTTAAAGATAGTCAAAATATAGATTTTGTTAAAACTTCTGAAACTCCAAAGGTATCAGAAGAAATTTCTAATGGTCAAAAATATAAATATGACATTGGAAGTATGGAAACAAAAAATGCATTAAAAAAATACCAAAGGGATTATATCGCAAAAACTATTCTTGATGAATATAAAGGCGACTTGTATTTAGGGGTAAAAAAAGAAGATATTTTTGATGTGAAGAAAAATCCAAACATTGCAGACGACAAAAATGTCAAACCTGATGAAATGATTAATTTATTTATCCCTGATGCAAGTGCAAAATTTACAATACCTAAAAACCCTTATGCAATAAGACGTTTGTTTGAAAAGTTAGGTATTAAACTTCAAGAAAATATTGCCGGTATTGAAAAATATACCGACAGGTCAAATCCTGCACTTAATAAGTTTGATTTAAAAGTATTTGACGGTAAATACATTTCTGACGGTAATATTGCCATAAAACCTGAATATGTAAACATTAAGGATTTAGACTTAGCAAAGAAAATTTTAAATAAAGAAATTACAAGTGGATATGAAAATAAAGTAGAACAGTTAGTTCCTAAAAAAGTTAAAGCACTAACCGACACAAACACAGTTGGTAACTTGGGCAAGGAAAAAGTTAGAATTTTCAAAAATGAGGACGGAAAAGAACTTGTAATTGCCGAAAAATATGCAAAATTGTTTGATGATTACAAATTATACCAAGACAAAGACCCATATAGTGCGATTGTAGCAAAAAAACAAAATGGTGAAGTTGTTGGATTGGTTATGCCTATTCAAACAAAGGCAAAAATTTCGGACATATTACCTTATAAGAAACAATCAACATTTGATAAAAAAGTCTATAAAGATGTTGCCATTGAAGAACCTGCGATAGTAAATTATGGGAAACATAAATACGATAAAACGCAAAAAGAGGCTTTAACAACTCCTCGTATTGTATTGCAGACTGAAACGCAAGCACTTTCAAAAATAAAGAAAAAATTTAAAATTGAAAAAGCGAAAGATTTGAAAGATGCAAAAGCATATAATATTGCGTTAAAAGACGGCATCAGACAATGGGATAGTCAAATTAGAACCCGTCAATATGACGTAGGCAAAAATTTGACAGAATTTATCAACAAAACAAAAGATGTCGGCAAACAATGGGGTTTAGATTCTGAAAAATTAAGAGAAATTATGCCGTTTTTGAGAGAAAGAACGGATATACCTGAAAATCTTAATAGACCTGATTTGAAAGAATTATATAAAAACCTTACTGATATTCAAAAGAAAAAACTTACGAATATGGCAGATGAGATTTCTAATAAATTTGAACAATATTGGGAAGAATATAAATCAACACACGCAGACGAAACCAATGAGGGTACAAAAGAACAGATTGAAAACCATATAGCACATATCTGGGATTTAGACCGAAAGCAAAAATCCTTAATGACAAATTATTTTTCAACTCGTTCAAGATTTGCAAAAGAAAGAACAATTAAGACATTATTTGACGGTATCAACGGTATCACAATGGAAAACGGCGAAGTATTAAAACTTCAACCAAAAGTTCTTGATTATGCACAAATATTGCAAATACAGGCTGATAGTCTTATTAAAACAACTTTTGACAAGTTATTAGCAGATGAAGTTAAGGGATTTAAAACTGCCGACGGAACTTCTCTCGTGATGCCTGCAAGCAAAGCACCGTCAAATTGGGTTACATTTAACCACCCTGCACTTAATAAGGCTATTGTTAGACCTATTGATAGTACAGTTGGTGAAGTAATAACACCTAAATTGCAAAATATCTTGGCTGAAATGGGAGTTGCTATTGGACGTAGGTTAAATCCAGGTTCAACACTTGGAGTTTATCGACACAAGATTATGCAACCTGAAATTTCATTGCAACGTTGGTTTTCTAATAAAACCCTTGCTCACGAAATCGGACACGCAATAGACTATAATTTAGGCTTGCGTAAGGACGGTTTTGTTAAAAGATATAAACAAGAACTTATGGAACTTAACGAAGAAAGGATAAATAAATTACAGAAAAGCGGTAAAGGGCATTATGCAAAAAGTGATGCTGAACTAATTGCAGAATTTTTCGGATTTTTCTTTAATGATCCAAAATTAGCACAGGAAATTGCACCAAAGGCAACAATGGAAATCATTGAAAAACTATCTAAAAACGATACATTAAAGAAATTATTACCGGATAATTTTGATTGGGAAAATGCAAAGCACGCAATGGAACAATCAACCGTTGAAATGTTCAAAACGGCTGTAAAGGTTCACCCTGACATTGCACATACCTTATCTTTAGTGTTTGAAAACATTAGTGAGCCTAATATTTTAATTGCGTTTGACGGTGTAAATAATCTTCAAAAACAATTAGAGTTAGGTTTTTCAGGTTTCCATATTGTTGCATTATCAGAGGGTATGTTAGGTAACTTGGGAATAAAAGAAACATTAAAAGTTTTAAACCCTAAAACTGCCTTTGATGCAATTAAAAATGGAAATTATGAAATATACAAAAATGATACCATTGCCAAACAAGCAATTACAGACGGCTTGCAAATTGGTAGCACAATAGACTTGGAAAGAAATGCCATTGAAAGAATGGTAGATGATGTAGATTTTCAACTAAAAAAGATAAATCCTTTATTTAGGTGGCTTTCTACCCCTGCAAGACTATTGGGCAAAGGACAAAAACTGAACAATAAAATCCTTTGGGATTATCTACATAATACCTATAAAATTAGATGTTATGAAGTAATGTGCAATCAATGGGCAGAGAAAAAAGGAAGTCCTCTGTCAAAAACAGAAAGGCAAGAAATTGCATCTTTCATCAATGATTCATTTGGCGGTCAAATTTGGGAACGTTTAAACGTTAAAAAATCAACTGTTAAATGGGGTGCAAGAGCCTTGTTGTCTGTCGATTGGCAAGTTTCTACGGCAAGAGAATTTTTAGGAATGTTCGCAACCAAAAAAGGGCATCAAATATTAAATAATCTTGCTTATAAAAACGAATTTTTCCAAAAAGTCAAAAATTTATCTCAACAATTAGGGATTATTTCTTTAACTGACGATATAAATGCAAGTGGGCTTAGAGGCAAAATTGCTAGAGGTTACTTTGGTAGAGCCGTTTTATATCTTGGTATCTTGTATAATATTATGAACGCAACTTTTAGAGAAAAAGACAGGCAAGAACACCCTGAATTATATCCTAAAAAGATGAGTGCGATTGATTATACAATCTTGAAAAACTCAAAAGGACACGAAATGAACATCTTTATTGGAAGAAATAAAGACGGACGTGAGTTGTACTTAGATTTAGGTAAAAAATTAAGGGAAGTTCCTGAATTTGTCGAAAATCCGCTAAAAAAAGCCGGCGGAAAGTTATCACCAATGGTACAAGTTGCATCACAAACCTTAACAGGGCATACTGCAAGCGGTTTTAAAAATCGTGAGTTCTTTAATGATAGATATTATAAAGGCGACGGTCAAGGCAGTATGAAACAAGGTTGGGAAAGGGCAGGTATTGCAGGTAAAACCTTTGCTAAATCTTTTGTTCCGTTTACCTTGTCTAACTCTGATGATTTCAATGCTTTTAAATTGTTTGCACCTACTTCAACAGGTATGTCGAATTTTAAAGGCAAGGAATACATCAAAGAGGCTATAAGAAAAGGTGATATTGACACTATAAAACTTATAGACGAGCAACTAAAAAGAAACAACATAGATTCCAAGAAAGTTACAAAAGATGCGATTTCTGAATTAAGGAGTGAAACAAAAAACGAATTAAAAGAGAAATTGCAAGAAAAAATAAAAAGGAGTAAAAAGAAAAAATGACAATTACTGCATTAAATATTTTAGAGGACGGCACTCTTGCGAGTGTCGCCCCTGTAAATGAGAACTTTGAAACATTAAGAGTTGGGGTAAATGCCAATGAAAGTGCTATCAATGTATTAAATGACACAACAAATAATTTAACCGAAGAAGTTTCATCTTTGGGCGATATTGTAAAACCTGATTTGACCTATGAGAAAACCGATATGCAATTTATGATTGCAAACGGCAAAAACGGTATTAAAATCAAGGCAGGTACAGTTATTAGATTAAATGTTGCCGAAGATGATATAAGATTTTTGCAACTTGAAGATGATACTATATATAACATTTTTGAAATTATGGATACAGGTATTTCATCACTAGAGGCAGGGAAAGACTATTATATATATGTAGTTAAAAAAGATATTGTTGATCCTGAAACAAATGAGGTAACTAAGACAGTAGAAATTAAAGCCTCTTTAAATTCGACTTGTCCTACCGGTTACACAATGGCAGAATCAAGAAAAATTGGTGGTTTTCATACTCTTTGTATTGGGGTAACATCTGCCAATGCACCTGTATTAAAAGATACAAATATTTTTGAAACCCACCCTGCAATCGGTTATAATGCAGGTGATATTATTCCTAATTCAGTTTGGTGTTTATCTCATAGACCTCAATCTAATCCAGAGGGAATGGTTTTTGTTGATAAAATTGACAAATGGGTAGATATTTATTTGCAATCAGGTACAGAACTTTCAACTGTATCAATGTACGGTGCAACGGTTACAGATAACAGACAACCTATTAATCACCAATGGGATATGGAATTAAACAATAAAAAATTACCTACTGATAATGATTTTATGATGTTTGCAGAGGGTTCAAATCAACAAACTGCCATTTATGGCTCTGCATCACCTAATCCCAAAACTGCCGGTGGGCATTTAGATACAGCAGGTAAAAGAATGATTAGTGGCTATTTCATTGAAGAATGTTGCGGATATTTATGGCAATGGTTAGATGAAATAGGGCCTTGTGGTGGTTCAGGTTTTGCATCATACGGCACAGGTGCTGACGGCAGAGGTAATAGTTATGGTATGCCATACAATCTTGGTGCGGGCGGTTCTTGGGCTGATTCTTCGTCCTGCGGTTCTCGCTCTCGCTTTGCGGGTGGCGGTCGCTCTTTCGTTTCTCCGGGCTGCGGCGGTCGTGGTGTGAGCCTACCGTTAAGAATTTAATAAATTTATGGTTGGGTTGGTCGGGTATGTCATAGTAAAACGTTGCAACATTTATTATTATGACAATTTGGGCAGGGCTTTTTTAAAATTTCAGGTTGCAGGTTGTTTTGCGTTCGTCTTAGTGCAGGCGGTAATTGGGATAATTCTTCGTCCTGCGGTTCTCGCTCTCGCAATGCGAATAACGGTCGCTCTATCGTTAATCCGAACTACGGCGGTCGTGGTGTGATACGTTACTTAACGGTAATGGCTGAATCTGTAACCTTGTCGAAATCCGTTCACGGTGAGGCAAAATACAAAGCAAAAGCACAAAAGCCTTTGTTAGTAAATGAAATATTGAAAGCGAGGGCTTTTTATTTTGGTAGTAAAATGTAAAATTAAACTTTCCGACATTTATACAATGTCGGTATTTAAAATGGCATCTCATAACGCAGGTATTGGAAAAACTGATTACACAGTTGTTAAAGATTTTAATACAAATGAAGATGAAAATTTAAAAAGCCTTATAGATAGTTTATTAAATAGAACCTATACAACAGGTAAGTATCAAACAAAAAGAATATATGAACCTAAAGAAAGGTTAATTTATATCCTTGATTATCCACACAGGGTTGTACAACACGCATTAATTGACGAACTAGAACCTACCTTTATTAATATGTTTATAAAAGATTCTTATGCCTGCATTAAAGGTCGTGGTATTCATCAAGCATCATTAAGGACGACAGAATTTATACAAACAAACGAATATTGTTTAAAAATGGATATTCGCAAGTTTTATCCCTCTATAAACCACGATATTTTATACAAAATGCTTGAAAGAAAGTTTAAAGATGAGGGAATATTATGGTTATTTAAAGATATTATATATTCTTTTCCTGGTGAAACAAATGTGCCAATTGGCAATCTAACTTCTCAATGGTTTGGCAACTTTTATATGACGGCACTTGATAGGTTTATAAAAGAAAAATTAAAAATAAAATATTATTTAAGATATTGTGATGATTTTTTGTTATTTAGCAACGATAAAACAGAATTAAATAATGCTAAATATCGGATTATAGATTTTTTAAAGAATGAATTACATTTGACTTTGAGTAAGTGTGATTTGTTTAAAACAAGCAGGGGGGTTGATTTTGTCGGATATCGACATTTCAAACACTACTTGTTGTTACGAAAAAGTACGGCAAAACGAATTAAAAAGAAATTGCCGAAAATTTATCAGAAGTATAAAGCAGGGCTTATTTTGCCTGATGAGTTCCGTTCAATCGTAGATTCTTATATCGGTTGGGCAGAATGGGCAAATGCTTACAACTTTATAAAGAGTACAAAGTTATTAGAATACAGGAGTGAAGTTATGGCAAGATTTTCAGACATTGCAGAAGAAAACGACAAAAATTTAAGAAAATTAGAGGGTGAAAAGGTTAGGATTGATGATTGGCTAGATAAAACAATCAAAATTACTAATTTTAGGGTTGAGCCGTCTAATTATAAAGATAAAAACGGAAAAGTGAGAAATAGAATAGGTTTTGAGTTCTATTATGAGGGTACACCTCGTGTAATCTTTACATCTGCTTGTACGTTGATGTATCTAATACCAAAATATTGCAAAAAGGACGACCCATTAGAGGCAAAAATTATCAAAAAGGCTGACGGACAATATATTTTGGGGTAATTAATTATGAGTTATGATTTACTACCAAAACAAAGGGAATTTCTTGAAGTTCCACACAATCAAGGATTAGATGTTGCCCTTTATCAAGGTGGTTTTGGTTCAGGGAAAACTTTTTCAGGCTCTTTGTTAGGGATTATGTTATGTAGAAAATATCCCGGTTGTGTTGGTCTTGTTGGTGCAAAAGAGTATTCATTACTAAAAGATACTACAATGGTTTCTTATTTTGAGCATCTTGACAATTTAGGCTACATTAAGGATAAACATTATAAATACAATAAAACTGATAAAGTAATTTTGTTTAAAAATGGTTCAAAAATCTTATTCAAAGACCTTGCAGACCCTGAAAAATTAAAGTCTTTAAACATTCATTGGGCAGAAGTAGAGGAAGCCTCACAAGTTCCTGATGCAACTATTAAAGTTATTCTTTCACGTTTAAGAGGCACTATAAAGCCTGATTGGAAGAATTTTGTTTACAGATTTTTTATGCACACAAACCCACAAGCCTCTAAAGGTTGGATTTATAAAAGATTTGTAGAACATAAACCAAAAAATTACAGAAGAATTTTAGCACCTACGGCAGATAACACACACTTGCCTAGCCATTTTATTCAGTCAATGAAAGACGATTTTGACCCTGAATATTATCGCATTAACGTTTTAGGGCAAGACGGCGACTATGCAAGCGGATTGGTTGTTAAAGGTTTTACAGACGAAAACGTGCATAAACTTACGTATGATGAAACGTTGCCACTTCATTTGACTTGCGACTTTAACGTTGACCCTATGATGTGGTGTGTTGCTCATAAAGACGAGGAAACCGTTTATTTTCTTGATGAGATTGTTATTGAAAATACAACCACCGAACAATGTATCAATGAATTTATAAGACGTTATCCTAACCATAAGGGCGAAATCATAATAAATGGTGATGCAAGTGGGGATAATCGCTCAACAAAGAGCCTTTATACGGATTATACCATTATTACAAATGCTTTAAAAAAACACGGATATAATCCAAAGGTTAAGATTAGAAGTTTTAACCCACCGATTATGCGTAGAGTTCAAGCCTTTAATGCAAGGGTTAGAAACTCAAATGGTGATATAAGATTATATGTTGACCCAAAATGTAAGTGGTTATTGCACAACATATATAACCTGAAATACAAAGAGGGAACAAGTGAAATTGACATACCTACGCATCATCAAGTCAAAAAAGACAGAGATAGCAAGTTTTTATCTCACATCTTTGATGCATCAAGTTATCTAACTGAATATTATTGGACTATTAGAAAGGAGTAAAAATGAGAGGTTTTCCAAAATTTTTAAATACTAAACAAGATTATTTAAACTGTATGACAGAGTTTCCGCAAGAAACTAAAAAGAGTTTGCAAACACTTTTGGACGGTCGTTTTTCTTGGTTTGATACGGCGATTATCGAAACTGACGGAGTAACAGACGACACGCACAGAGTTGTAAATACAGATGATGAAAAAATACAACAAGAATTGCGAGAAGATCCAAACGCAAGAATCTTCAAACTTGGTTTTACAGTTGCAGAGGTAGAGGAGTTGTTAAATGATTAAATTAAGATATAACGCAGAAACAGGCAGGGTCGGTAAGGCATACAGAGCAGAATTGGAAGTGCCTCAACCGTATATTGAAATCACAGAAGAAGAAAATAATAGTATTTCTGCTGATGATAAGCATATTTATTTTGTTGTTGACGGCGAACTTATTGCAAAAAGTAGGGCAAATATTGAGAAAAAAGAACGTATTGCACGAATGTATATGACACCTCTTGATTTTATCAAGTGTTTAGAAACGTTTAATATAACTTACACTCAAATTAAATCGCTTTGTGATGCAAACGAGGAAGTTGATAAAAATTTGAGATTTTGTGCAAATGTTTTCAGAGGTAATCCATTGTTAGATAACTTATGCGGTCAATTTGGAGTTACCCCTCAACAACTAGATGAACTTTTTGAAAAATATGGAAAAGTTTATGAACCACAAAATTAAACTTACAACACCGGAAGAAATTTGCAAAAATGCAAATTCTATTAAATCAGAGTTAAAACACAACGAGCCTAAAAGATTTCAATTTTTCTATGTTTGGAATGAAAAAATTAAGGCCTTTTTTATGCAATTTAGATTTTAAAAGAAAGGAAAAAATAATGTTATTAGACAAAATTATCAAAAAGAAAATCGCTAAAGCAATTAAAGAATTGGCAAAAGAAAACAAAGAAAAGGCAATGGATTATATCAAAAACCATAAAGACGAAACCATTGCATTAGTCCGTAAAACTATTATGGATTATATCGAAGAACATAAGGAAGAAATTATAAAATATGCTATTGATGCATTAATTAAGGTAGTAACTAATAAATAAAATATGAGGTGATTTATGCTAGAAGTAAGAGGACGGAAAGGTTTAAAAATATATTTTGATGAGGACAGACCTGAAGATTTATTAGATGATATTTCTTTATTTGGTATGTCAAAAAAGCAGTTAAAAGAGGCTTTAAAAAAGCCTTTTATTGTAACTGACGACCTAAATGTATTAATTGAATATAAAAATGAAAAACATTTTTTCACTATCCCAAAAGGTTATACCTGGAATGGGGCGAACGTTCCGCCTTTTGCTTGGCTCTTAATAGGTCAAAGAACAGACCCACGTTTCAAATTGGCTAGTTGTTTGCACGATTATTTATGCGAACATCACGAAAAAATCGGCAATAATCGCTATTTATCTACACTTGTTTTTGAAACCTTGTGTAATCATTTTGGCAAGTTTAATGCTTTAAAACGTTGGGCAATGTTTCATAGTGTAGATAATTTTCAAAAAGTTGCAGGAAAAGATTTGAATAGAAAAAAGTGGGGGAATAAGTGAATACAGAGTGGATAATGGTAATAATCGCTTGCATTACATTGTTTTTGACAATATTGGTTAATATTTGTACGATTGCGTATTTTGCAGGAGTTTTAAGGGCAAATCAGGATCAACAAAAAGAGTTGTTAAAACTTACAAAAGAGGATTTTGAAAGACGTTTTAAGGAATTAAAGGAAGAAAATTCAGACCATTTCGGACGTTTAGAAAAGAAACAAGATATACACAATCACTACATTGAAAGGACTTTTAACCTAGAACGTAGGGAAGATGTACAGGACGAACAGATTAAAGTAATTAATCATAGAATAGAAGATTTAGAGGTGAATAATGAACGAAAACTTGAAAATATCAGACAATGGGATAAAACTAATTAAAAATTTTGAGGGTTGCAGGCTACAAGCCTATAAATGCCCTGCCGGTGTTTGGACTATTGGCTACGGACACACAGGACAGGAAGTTAAAGAAAATATGAAAATTACGCAAGAACAGGCGGAAAAATACCTCAAAACCGATTTAATAGTACATTGCAATAATGTTTTAAAGTCGGTTACAGTTCCTTTAACACAGAATCAGTTTGATGCCCTTGTGTCGTTTGAATACAATGTTGGTTATTATGCTTTAAGAGGTTCAACCCTTTTGAAACTATTAAACCAAAAGAAATATAAAGGTGCATCAGAACAGTTTGAACGTTGGGTTTATACAGATAAAAAAGTATTGCCTGGACTTGTAAAACGCAGAAATGCTGAAAAAGAATTATTTTTGAAATAGTTTCTCCTTTCTATATAAATAAAAACAGCCCTCGCCCATTTTGGGTGGGGGTTTTGTTTTGCTTTTTTGCTTTTGTATAATCTAGTATAATTTATTAAACATTATTATATTAAATATAAGTGGATAGATTTTTTAAATCATTTTTGCGTAAAAAGTGCGTAAATTTCAAGTAAGGGTTATACTGCGTAAAAATACAATTATCTTAAAAGCACCACAAACAAAAGAAAAAAGCCTATCAAGTGCTTGATAGACATTAAATAAACACGAGGATATTAAGAGAGAGAGTATAAAAATCTTTGTTAAATTAAACTTACCTCGAATCGGTTTAATTTAGTTTCTTTGGTATAAATTAGTTGTTGCTTAAAACTAATTTCATTGTTGCCATATTTTTAATAGCTAACATTTTGTGTTTGTTTTGTTGAGAATTAGAAATTTCAAAAACTCTGCACATACGACGGATTTCTTCTGCTTCAGCATAGTTATGAACTCTATAAACATTATTGATTGGGTCTGTTACAACTGACATCATAGTGTTTAATTCTTGTTCTTTCATTTGAAATCCTCTCTTTAAAATCTCTTTGTTATCTCTTACTCTTTTATAAAGTATTTCTTTCATAAAAAATTGCCTTTTTGTTTTTATTTTTGTTAAGATATATTAACATAACGTCTATATCATATATATAATGAGGATTTCAGCTTTGTCAAAAAAGGGCTGAAGTGCATGTTGCACATGCACTTCAGCCTTTTTAGTTTATTTTTAATCTAATTTTTTA